GCCACGCATGGTACTATGTATGAGACAGGTTCGAGCCGTGCGAGCGGATCACCTGAAACTTCCCTGAACAACTCAGTTAGCAGTGCATTTATTGCGTTTCTGGGTTACCGTATGACACCTTTTAAACCAACTGGTTTCCCTACTGCTGATGCAGCGTATTCGAAACTAGGTATTTATGGAGGTGACGACGGTTGTAGCCCTGATATGTGCCCGAGGTCATATCAGCGTGCTGCTAAGGCGGTTGGCCAAACATTAACTGCTGAAGCCATACAATTTGGTTGTATGGGCGTCAAGTTTTTGGCCCGAATATATGGTCCTAATGTGTGGCACGGTTGCCCAGATAGTTGTTGTGATCTCCCTAGACAGTTGTCGAAACTACATGTTACTGTTCGCTTGAATCCAAAAGTTACTCCTTTGATGAAGCTCACCGAGAAGGTTAGGTCGTTTTCACAAACGGACCTGTTTACTCCAGTCATCGGTGAATTGTGCAGAAAGTTTAAACATCTATATAAGTTAGATATTGAGGCTTTCCCTGATGTTGCACCTATGCGAGCATGGGGCTCCATGATTGATGAGTCAAAACAATATCCCAACACTCCTGGCTCCTGGATGGATGATTATGCTGAATCGGCTTTACAAGGTTTTGATTTCAAGCGGTTTTCCACCTGGGTTGACAGTGCGTGTCAATTGGAGGCATTGTTGAGTCCACCGATCTGTATGGAACAGTCTACCCCAACATCAACAGTTCCTGTTGTTGTTGATGGTGAAGTCTTTAACCCCATCCGTACAGCCAACAATATTGTTGAGAATATAATCAGTGTTTCAGAACTGATTATTGACCCAGCGACAACGTTGGCTAACGCATTTAATAATTGGTTAGACGGAGCAATGCCACCATTGCCTGCGGCCCCACAACCAATTGTTGCAACTCCAGTGGTTAAGAAACCCTTACCAGCTAAATCACAGCCCAGACCGTCTCGGACTACTAAGCTGGTGGATTCTTTGAAACCTGCACCGGACCCGCTTCAAACCTTACCAAAGGGCAAACATCACTGCCAGTGTTGGAAATCTCGAACTGTTGTTTGTCGTGCCGACAAACATACTACTAAGTTCGGTGATCCTATACCTAAAGGGGTCAATGCTGACAATTTTGTCAGACGTGACGATGGCTCCTATTTTCCCAAAGCGTGGCTGAAACCACGCGATGAGAAAAAGTGATGATTTGTGAACTCTACAATCGCGGGCAGGTCTGGCTGTCCGGGTTTTCGACATTATTGTCATTATCGATTGTATGAGCACTAAGAAAACCAATGCCAAAAAGAAAAATCCAAGAACTAAGCCGATCCGAAGAAGAGCTAATCGACGCGCTAATGGACGACGATCTCCTCGCCTTACTGGGCATGGGGGATACGAATCCGTCGGTGGCCAAATTGGCTCGAATTTGGGAGGATTTATTGGACACGGAATCCAACAACTTGTTAAGTCCATCACAGGATTCGGTGACTACCGAGTCGGAAGCAATTCCCTCATGCCCGGTTTGCAGCCTCCTGAACTCGTTAATTCAAGTAAAGAGAGAGTGACGCTGCGACACCGTGAGTATATAGCTGATGTGTTTGGAACTAACGCTTTTACGGTTACCACTTATCCGATCAATCCTGGTTTAAGTAACACATTTCCCTGGTTAGCAGCCGTCGCTGCCGCATTTGAAGAATATATTGTATCTGGCATGATATTTGAATTTAAGTCATTATCCGCAGATTATACTGCCAATACATCTCTAGGTTCTGTGGTTATGGCCACGGAGTACAACGTATTATTACCAGCGTTCCCTGACAAGAAAACAATGGAGAATTACGAGTTTGCCAATTCCGCTAAGATTTCGGATTGTTTTATACATCCAATAGAATGCGCATTTGGCTTAACACCTGTACACGAACTTTTTGTCCGTACTGGAGCACCTCCTGCGGGTTCCGATACTCGACTGTTTGATTTGGGCAATTTCCAAATTGCCACTGCTGGTAATCCCATCACAACCGCCATCGGCGAGTTGTGGTGCACATACGAGATTCAGCTCACCAAGCCTAAGGCTGGTGCGTTGAATTTGGGATATGTTATCGCAACAGATCATTTTCAGTTAGGTACCGTTACGAATGTTGCGCCCTTGGGCACAACATCCGTACTGCAGAAGAATTCAACAATCGGCTCAGTGTTAGGATTAGGTAAGACTATTCAATTCCCCTTATCCTATACCGACGGAGCATATCTCTTTGTCACATCTTGGTCTGGTGGATCGGCAGCATATGTCCCATCTGTCATAACACCAGTCAATTGTGTCTTAGACTTTATCTTTGCGGGTGATCTAAGCAGTTTCATTCCGGCCCCACAATCTGGTGGCACTTGTACGACAGCAGCACTTATCTTTATAGTTACCATAACTGCTACTGGTGCCACCGTTACATATGGATCTGCTACTTTGCCCACTTCTGTTACCTCAGGTGACTTGTGGATTACTGAACTTAATTCAGCAATCACTACTTAGCCTCGACCTGTTTATCTATCTTTCCTTT